TAACATGAAAGACCTGTCAGATCTAATCGCTGATGCGTTAGATTTGGCGCCCATTGAAGTCACCGACGTACTCAAGGCAGTACCGTTGCTCAATCTCTTGGGAATGGAAGAATCTAGCGATGGGGCTTCCCATCGGTATTCAAAGGAAATCGGCGCTCCGGTCGTTGGGTTCCGTGACGTAAATGAAGGCCGGGATCATTCCAAGAGCCAGGACCTAAGGGTTACAGTGGTTCTGAAGTTCCTGGACTTCTCTTGGCTTGTCGATGTGGCACAGGCCGACGCAAGTCGGAAAGGCCCGGCCTGGGAAGTGGCCCGTGAAGGGTTGCGGTTCCTGTCTGCTGCCCTGATTAAGCACGAACAGCAAGTCATCAACGGGATTATCGGTGCGGCTGATTCGGTTGGGCCCCTGGGCGATGCCCAAGGCTTTACGGGTATTCGGGATGCTGAGACTGTCAATGCCCTGGCTGACCCGCTGGTGATTGATGCTGCTGGCACTACGATCGACGGCGCGAGTAGTGTGTATGCCGTACGATTGGCCACCAATGGCGTGGTGGGCATCTACAAAGGCGATGGGCCTGCAATTCAATTGGGCGACACGACTGTCATCCAAAACGTGGTTGACCCTGGGACCGACAACAAGACCCACGCGGCTTATTACACGCCGGGCGGTTTGTGGTTGGCGCAGCAAGTTGGCTCGGCTTATGATTTGGCTCGGATTGCTAATTTGACTACCGAACCGGCCGCTACTTTGACTGACGATCTGATTGCCGAGTTGTTGGCAGCGATGCCAGTAGGCAAGGCGCCAACACACTTGGTAATGACCCGTCGGAGCCGTATGCAGTTGCAGAATAGCCGTACAGCGACCACTCCAACTGGCGCCCCTGCGCCATTCCCAATGGAAGCTTTTGGGGTACCGATTGTTACGTCGGATAACGTCAGCGATACGGAAACGCTTCTTACGTAAGTTTGGCTTTTGGTGGTATTTGTAGGTTATGGCTACCCTCCTGTCACGCTCTGCGGTCCTTTTGTCTGGTCTGGTTAAAAGGGCCGGGGGCGTGAAAGGTAGGTACGCAAGGGGTGCCGATGACGTCGATGGCGTGATCGGTGTGCCTGCCAGGTCGTATTCCAGCGGTGACCTGCTGGAAGACGTGGCGGCTATTGATATCGACTCGGTGTGGATTTTCGCGGCGGCTGATTTGGTGCTGGCCGGTAAAAAGGTGACCCCGCAAACCGGGGACATGTGGTCCTGGATGCGGGACGACGGGACCAAGGAGATTTATCGAGTTCTGCCGCCAACACAAGGCGAATTATGCTACCGGGACATGGACTATACTGGGATTCTAATCCGAGTTTACATGAAACACCGGGAGTCCGTAGAGAATGCATGACCCTGGCCAACATATTGCCGATGCATTGGCCACGTTCCTGAATGAGCAACCGTTCTCGTTTGAGTTCGATGCGAGCGCGCCGGAGAATCCGCAAACAGAATTAAACCTGGACGGAACCGGAAAAGTACACAAGGGCCTGCGGGTGTTTGTGGTGCCGGTCTCCGAATTGGAAGAGAGATTAGACAGGGGCGGCGCGGTGGCCGTTCGGCCTACTGTCAATGTGTTTATCTCGCGCTTCCTGGAGGTCAAAGGGGTGACCCGAAAGGAGTTGGGCGATTTCGTTCGGGAGATTATGGTGGCTTTGCGTTTCAATGACGTCGATGATTGGACCTGGGAGCGGACGGAGACTATTAGCAAATACGATCCAAATCAGTTGGTGACGCAAGCGCGGTTCCTGAGTGTGCTGGGGGTCTCGTTTTACGATATCGAGTAGAGTAAATGGGAGCATCAAAACGACTCAATACGGCCAGTATGCTGGGCAAAAGAAACACCCTTGGAGGTCGCCTTGCCCGTGGTGATGGCTTCCATGTCAGCTTTGATATGTTTTTCGATCGGCCTCATGTCATGGCTCGACTGGATAAGAAGCGGTTGCGGGTACTCAGTCGGGTTGGGGCCTACACGATGGGCGCGATGAGAAAGTCGATGAGGCGGGCAAAGGAAGGCGATAATTTGCCAAGTGTGGCACCCAAGCCACCAAAAAGCAGAATGGGGCAGTTGCGGAATTTTACGTTCTTCGGCTTGGATCGGCAAAAGCAAGAAACAGTAGTTGGACCGGCAAAATTAGGTTCTGGTAGTGTGTCTGTGCCAAGAGTATTGGATGAAGGCGGTATGGCTCAAGTAACACTGCCGGGCGGTGAAATGGTGCTTGCTCGGTACCTGCCGAGGCCGTTCGCCGGGCCAACTTCGCCGGCTTTCCTAGCGGGCAATCGATTCTTTGAACAACTAATAAAAGAAACTCCACTATAAAAGGGGCCAGAAATGGACCGCGACTACAAAAAAGGCGATATCTACAATCTGTATTTGAATTCGGCACCTTACCTTGCGCCAGTGTGGGATATTATCGTTGCTGCAGACGACATTTCAGTCGATCCGCAATTTACCGATATCGAGGTCCCGGAACGAGGTGTTGACCTGGGCCACATGCATGGCAAAGGTGACGGCCTGTTTTCGTTCACCTTGCTTGAGGATGCCGGGAATACTGAGGTAGAAATACTGATTGCTGCCCTGTTGGACGACACGACATTGATGCACCTAGCAATCTGCCGTGGGGATATCCTCGTTGACGCACAATCGTATTGGCACGCTGAGTGTGCTTTGTTTGGCTCACTCTCTGCCAATCAGGGCGAAGTAGCCAGCTACGACATTGAGGCCAAGCGGCATATCAATTCTGATTATGGGTTCCTGCGGGCCGAAACCGTAGTTCCTTAGCAAACTAGATTTAATTTCGATTCCAATTAACTGGGGGCCCAAGAATGGACCGCGACTACAAAAAAGGGGATATCTACCAGCTACTGCTGAATAACGGGACCTATGCGGTCCCTGTTTGGTCTGAAGTGGTAGCAGCAGACGACATTTCAGTAGACCCGCAAGTGACTGATATCGAGGTCCCGGAACGAGGTGTTGACCTGGGCCACATGCACGGCAAGGGGGATGGCCTGTTTTCGTTTACCTTGCTTGAGGATGCCGGGAACGATGACGTCGAAACGCTTATCAACGGCTTGCTGGACGACACTAACCTGATCGAGCTTGCGATTGCCCGTGGCGATATTGCCGTTACTGGAGTTGTATTTTGGCGGGCTGAGTGTGCTTTGTTTGGTTCACTGTCGGCCAATCAGGGTGAAGTTGCTAGCTACGACATTGAGGCCAAGCGCCACATCAATTCGGATTATGGGTTCACTCGCAATGTTGCCACCTGACCCAATAGCCACTTTTTAACTATTCACCAACCAGGAATAAAATGCCAAGCAAAGAAAAACCGGCTCCACTATCGCTCAAAGATATCAAGGCGGCCTTAATTAAGGGTGTCAACGCTTCAAATTCCGAGTATCTTAGGGTGAGACGCATGGACCTAGCCATAATACTCGGAGAAGCAAAGGCACCCAATGAGCAGCCCAGCGAACAAAGCGGAATTCAAAAGTAGCGACGGTAAGACCTGGTTACTCCATTTTACAATCGGTATGGTACGCCGCCTGCGGGCTGAAATGGGCTTTGATTTCGCCGACCTGCAAGGCGGCAAAGCGCTGATGGAAGTCGGCAATGATCCGGAGAAGTACGGTCAGTTGCTTTGGGTCCTTTGCGAGAAACAAGCCGACCTGGCTAAGATCTCCGAAGAGGACTTTGCCGAGAGCCTGGACGGAGATGCGGTAGAATCATCCGCGACGGCCTTGGAGTTGGCTATCGTAAATTTTACCCGGAAGTCAGCGAGAAGCGCCGTACGCAACGTGATGAAACAAGCGGCGACGGCCCAAGAGGCGGCGATGGAAGTAGTCGAGGATTGGACGGAGGGTCAAAGCGAGACTCTGAAGGCCAAGGTAAAAAAAGTAGCAATGGAGACCCTGGAGAATTCTGGCGCCATATTGCGGGATTAAGTGGCCTGCTTGGCTACGATCCGGCTGCCCTTTCGCTACGTGAGCTTGCCTGGGCTGTGCGTGAGAAGCAGGGCAGCAACTGGGCCCAGTCCCTTTTAATAGCGGAGTGTGTTCTTAATTCGCGTACTAATTTCGGCAAGCGGAAGTTGAAACATGTGTCCCTTCAAAAGATGAACCCCTTCCTTGGCAAAGTACGGCGGGCCCGGCGGGGGATCTTAATCGAAGGCGACCTGGGCGAAAAACTCCTAAACTCGATGGCTGATAATAAATAGCATGGCCGGTACAAGATCAATCAAGGCTGGCAGTGCATTTATCACGTTCTCCCTGCGGGATGGGAAGATCAAGAAGCAGCTAGCCCGGTTGAAAGGCCGCTTTGACAAGCTTGGCCAATCGCTACAAGAACTTGGCGGGATCGGCGTTGCAGTCGGCGCGGCCATGGGTGCTACCCTGTTCTACCCGATCAAATTAGCGGCCAATCTTGAAGCGGCAAGGGCGGAATTCACTGCATTGACTGGTAGTGCTGAGACGGCGGTCTCTATTATCTCTGAGCTCGAGCAGTTTTCCAAAGTGGCCTTGCTGCCAGTCGATGCGCTCCAAGATGCGGCCCGGACGATGCTGGGGTATGGGGTACAGTCCGAAAAAGTGATCGGTATTACTAAGTCGCTCACCAAGGTGAGTCGGGGCAGTGCTGATCGGTTGAATCGTCTTGCGCTGGCTTTTGGACAAGTCGAGGCCAAGGGCAAGTTGATGGCACAAGAAGTTCGGCAATTCGTTGAAGCGGGCTTGAATCCCCTACAGCAGATGTCGGAATCTACCGGCCAATCCATGGCGGATCTTGAGGATCGAATGGCAAAAGGTGCGATCTCTGCGGACGATGTTGCGGCGGCTTTTGAATCGGCTACCTCGGAAGGTGGTAGGTTTGGCTCGATCCTTGATGAGATATCAAAGACGGCGCCCGGCCTGTTTGCCAAATTCGCAGCGGGCGCTAAACTTGCCATCCGGCCGCTTGGTCAAGCTTTACTGCCGGCTTTGAAAGGTATACTTAGTGCGGTGATTGAGGTTATGCCATCTATAAGTAACTTCTTGAAAATCAATGCGCAGTTAATAATTCCGATTGCTGCGGTGGCATTGGCAGCGCTTTCGTTTGGCGCTGCCCTGCTTGCTTCTGGGGTTGCCCTTCAAGTGATTGCTTTTGCTCTGGGCGCCTTCATGGCTATTGTCGGTACCCTGTTCTCTCCGTTTGCGCTTATATCAGCGGCTATCGCCAAGGCGGTTGTTTGGTTCGCAACCGCGACTGAGGCCGGGCAAGCGATGGTTCAGAACCTCTCCAATTGGTTCAGTGGCTTGGCCAAAATCGCCATGGATACTTTTGGAGCAATCAGCGCAGCTCTGGCCAAGGGCGATATCCTGCTGGCCGGAAGAGTGCTCTGGGCCGGAATGAATCTGATTTGGCTAGAGGGTACGGCTTCGCTTCGGAAGGTGTGGATCAATTTGGGCGCTAGTATCGTCAAAGCATGGCATACTACCTGGGCCGGGGTGCAACAGATATTCAACGTGGCCGGTGGCGTTTTAGAACGTGGTTGGAGTAGTACGGTGCAGTTCATTGGCAACGTATTCACCTCGCTTGGCGGTACACTTGAAAAGGCGTGGAATTCTGTCGTTGCTTTCTTTGAAACTACCTGGCAGCGACTCAAAGGGCTCTTTGGGGCCGATACGGCCGATGAAATCGATCGGATCAACAAGGAGTTGGAGGCGTCGAATAAGGCGATCGACAAACGGACCCGCGAGACTATGGATAAGCGGGTAGTCGGTCAAAACAAAACTCGAACGGATAGTGAAAAGGCTCAATCGGCCCGGCTTGATGAAATAGGCGTGGAACTGGCGAATAAACTCGGCAATGCCGATGCGGGTTCGGCCGCCCGTATAAAGGCATCCCAAAAGGAGCTTGCCGAAGCGCGACGGCTATTCAAGGAGGCAAAGGAAACGGCGCTTGAGGTAGTGGCGGCAACTGATACCCAAGTTGTACTGACCGACAAGGTACTTGCCGGGGCCGGGGCGGCTAGCCCTGGCTTAGGGGGTGGGAGTTCACGCGGTCTGTTTAACACTGCCGCCCTGCTATCATTACAGGGCGGCGGCTCGAATTCTGCGGCCAAGACAGCCGCTAATACGGCCAAAATAGCTAAGTCTAGTGAGCGGACGGAACGAAACACCCGCGAGGGCGGAAAGATGGGGGCCTGATGCCGATAACCGTAAAAGAGCTTCGGAGGCATACCCAGACCGATGGCTCTGATCAAGCCTTCAGTCGTGACTACAAATTGTGGGGGAGCTATATTGCCGACGAAATCGAGCTTGCCTTGCTGACTGGCGCTGACACATCGCCACCTTTCGGCGGGATCAATGGGGTGGCTACCAGCCTGGTTTTGAAAACGATCGAGTTGGAATCCCTGGAGGACGATGCTTCTGTTTGGGATGCTCAAGCTACCTGGGGCCGGGCCAAGCAGCTGAAACCACCCGAAACCAACGATGAAGATATCTCCTTTGATATCAGCCCCCAGACCACCCGGACCACACAATCGAGGTCCACGGTAAGCAAGACGGCCGTTTCGGGTACGGCGCCGGACTTCAAAGGCGGTATCGAGTGGGATGGGAATGCGTTCCAAGGCGTGGACATTATGTCGGAGGCATTTTCATTCACGATTACAAAATACGTACCTAATTCCGAAGTCACCAACGCCTACATACAATCGCTCCGAAATTCGGCCTTTCGGACCAACACAGCCCAATTTCGAGGCCATGCGCCGGGCGAGTGTTTGTATGTTGGGGCTGCGGGATCGATGCGCAACGATGACGATTTCACAATCGCCCACAAGTTCATGGGCATCAAAAACGCTACCGCAATTTCGATCGGAGACATTACGGTGGCAACCAAAAACGGTTGGGATCTGCTATGGGT